TTGTTCTTAGAAAAGTACAATGACCTGACAAGCTCATTATGTACAAAAGGTGTGTGTATGATATTAAAAAATAGTGCTTGTATGGAAATATATATAGCATTATATGTATTATAGATAAAATGAGAGTAAAAGTCATACACTGGACTTATAAATCAGTGGGTGAAATAAATAAAATATGTTTAAATGACAATATTTATTATTTCTTACGTCACTCGGGACAGAGTAATTGTTCTTAATGATGTTATCGTAGCTTCATCTAAAATTGAGGCAATAGATAGCATTAGTGAGAATCTAATGCACGTTATGTCCATCACTACAAAGTAGTATAAAGTGACTGAGGGGTTTAGAACTTATCCCGAGAAACAGAAATATCTATAGTAATGCCATCAAAATTCCATATTTGGAAGAATTGAATGGTATTAGGGAGTGGTGCTGGGAAGATTTTCCCTTATTAATGCATCACTCATAGTGACAAAAAAATTATAAATCTTACTGTCTCTAAAACCTAAGTGTTAAAGTTGTAATAGATGAAAAACACTCTAACTAAGATAAGCAATGCTTTGACGTTAGTTTGACTCCCCGGCAAAAAGAGGTAGGCCTATATCTATTACAACTGAATACATAAATCTTACTGTCTATAACACCTAATAAGTGTTAAAAGGGTAAGTTGCTTGTAGGATTAAGAAACCTTCTGAAAATCACTAAAGTGATGAACTTGTAGGATAGTGAACTTCAAATAAAACATATTGTTGGAATCACAATATGTAATGAAGAATTATCTTATAGCAAGACAAAGTAAAGTTATAGTCTTGTATTATCTATAATGGTTATAAATGTAGGTTCGATTCCTAGGTAGATGAGGAACTTGTACGAAAATTTCATGACGTTAAATTTGACAATCTAATTTTTTCTGATTTAGAAAGTACAGACATATTCAACCAAGTGTATAAAACCGAGTACAAAGACCTTGGGACAGCTATGTACTACTATGAGGAAACGTTGTGTATCAAATATTAGTAACAATAAAAACCTTTTGGTGTATAGGTTAACCATTTATTTCATATTACTAAACAAAAAAAAAACATGAAGAATCTAAAAAAATTTAAAACAAGCTTAATTATATTATTAACACCAATTGTCGTGTATTTAATATGGATTATTTTGAACTGCCTGTTAAGCCCATTTTTTGGTTGGTCTTTGTATAACGATGTGCAAGTTTTCACATTATTCAACTTGGGTATTGGATGGTTACTTGTGTTAGGAATTATGATAGAAATTGATTCATTTATAGACACTTTATGATTATGAAAGATATAATAGGAAAAAACTTGAAAAACTTATCTAAAGAAGAATTACTCGAAAGAGCAATTCAGAGAGATATGATTTTAGGGGCGTTAGGTTTGTGTTTCTCAGGAAATGATGAGATACAAAAATTGATTAATGAGAAAGGGGAGAAATATGCTATTGCTAAATCTGTAATGGCTATATTATCCACTGGAGGTATTGCAAATGATGCATTGTTTCAAGATGTAACGTTGCAATTAATTTTGCATATGTGTATTCAAGACGAAAACTACGAAAGCGCATCTAAAATTAGAGATTTATTGAATTTTAAAAACCCATTTAATTTTAATCATGACAATTAATCTAACAAGAATCAAGGCTGAAACAGCTCTAAAAATCTCTAAAGATATCAGAGATTCAGGTATATCTTCAGTTCTCCAAGAAAACGTTGAAAACGATGAATATTTAGGATTTAATTTATTTATTAATTTAGATAAACTAAATATTCATCAAGCTTTTATGGCAGGTAGAATCGTAGAATCAATCATCTCTGAAAATATTTCTTCTGATGAAGAACAAATGATAGAGTTAGAAGAATCTATGATGACCATAGATGAATTGTTAAATCTTTAAACTTTAAATTTTAATCAATAAAAAGGTCTTGTTAACGCAAGACCTTATTCTCAATTATGGATGCAGTAGATAAGTTAATAAACCTAAGTTTAGTTTACAATGAAAAAACAAAAGAATCTGTTTATGTAAACTTAAACAATGTAAAGTTTGATATCAAGAAAATATTCAATGAGGGAGTTTCCGTAAGTGTTATAACATTTTACATAAATAATATGCAAATTGTAATAACAATAACAGAAGTATCAAAAGATTGTCCGATTGTAAATATCTCAATTTACAATTATCTTCCTGATTTCGAACATTTATTGATTGATACAATCGAAAAGCATGAACTTAATAAATCAAAAATAAATCAAGTTTTAAACTTTTAAATTTCAAAAAAATGAATATGAATACAGATGAAAAGCTGCAAGGCATTTTATCAATAATAAAAAAAAGAATCTTGTCACACGATTTACAATTTCATGGACATAAAAAACTTGGAGAATTTAGGAATTATAAAATAAAAGTGTACAAAGCAAATGGAGAAAATTACTTCACAATAGCTTTGAATACAATTCAAAACTATATGGAAATAAGTTATCATCAATCATTAGATATTTTGTCTATTGAAACTAAAAGCTATTCTCCAGAAGACTTTACTACAATTTATCAATATACGTTTATTAGTGATTTATATGGATTTTTGACGGATGAGTCATTTATTAAAAGAATATTGGAACTGAAATCAGATGATTGAATTAATATTGCAATCCTACAACCCAAAAATAACACAGGATGTGTTGTTTCATGTTGACGGAATAGTTTATACACTAGATGAACGAGAATTATCTAAATCTGTAGATGAGATTATTCAAAAGTATGGATATCCAGTTAAGCTGATGTACCCTGAACATCAAGAAAATCCTGATGATCCTGTAAAATTATATGAAGTAGAAGGTTTTTTCTACTACCAAGAATTCATGGATTTAATATTTAATCAAAAAGACGGTCATTTAAGGTTTGATGAAATCATTTATCATCTAATTAATGAAGATACCGTGAATGAAATATTATCCTGTGTCTGTTTAGGTAAAGTAATCTATAAAGAAAAAAACATAGTCGTAATTTACTAATGAAAAAAATAAAAATTTTAGCAAACTTAATTTTATTGATTATATTTGTAATCACATCAATAAAGCTGGTTTTAATTCAGAGATCTGAAATAATTTTATTGATGGTTGTAATATTATCAATAATCTATTCGATCATTAACGATGAGAAGTAAATGTAGCCTAAGATTCATTTTCCAAGAAACTTATGATGTTGAAGTAACATACATCATCACTAAAGATGGTAATGTAAGAATATTCAAATCAAAATTAGTTGCTGTAGATGATACACCTACGAATGAAGAAGTTCCTTCTTGTATAACAGAGGAAGAAATTGTTCAAAGAATATTGGAAAATGAAATCGAATAAAATTATCGGAAACATATATAAGTTTAGTAATTCTGAAAAAGATAAACCGTTTATTGGAAAACTTATAAGAATTGCTAAACTTAGTTACATCGCTGAAAATGGAAGACACTACAAAGAAATATCTGATATATGATATAGAAACAATGAAAGAATTGTTTCTTATTGTATTATATGATGTTGAAACATCAGAGTATCATAGTTTTCAAGTATCTACATTTACCAACAATTTGGATAGATTGATGCTATTTTTGGAAAATCACAAAGATTATTATTATGTTGGATATAATAATATGAGATTTGATAGTCAAGTTGTTGAATACATCTATAGAACTTATGAAAACTGGCATGATTTATCTGGATTAGAAATAACCGGTAAAATACATCAATTTGCCCAAGATACTATAGATGATGCAAACTATGAAGTTTTTCCAAAATACTCAGAAGCTATGCTATCTTTCAAACAAATTGATTTATTTAAAATTAACCACTATGATAATAAAAATCGTAGAGTTAGTCTTAAACGATTAGAGTTTGAAATGGATTTTGAGAATATCGAAGAAATGCCCATACATCATACTAAAACAGATATGTCTATTGAAGAAATTGAATTAACAATAGAATACTGTTATAATGATGTTGACGCAACTTATGAATTCTTCAAAATAACAACAGGTAATTGTGAACATCCTTTATACAAAAAGAACAATCAAATTCAATTAAGAGATGATATTCAACAAGAGTTTGGAATAAAATGTTTAAACTATTCTGATTCTAAAATTGGTGATGAGATTGTTAAAAAATATTATTCTGAAGAAAAAAAAATATCTATAAAAGAAATTCCAAACAAAGGATTCTTCAGAAAAAATATTAAAGTAAAGGATTGTATAGCTCCTTATGTAACTTTTAAAACTAAACAGTTAAAAAATTTTCATAAAGAGATTAAGGGTAGAGTGTTATCTGTAAAAGATGAATTTGTTGAAAGTATTGTATTTAATGGATTAGAATATACCTTTGCTAAAGGTGGTCTTCATTCTGTAAACTTACCAAATATATTCGAAGCAGATGATGAACATGAAATTATTGATTGGGATGTATCTTCTTATTATCCAGCAATCATTATAAACAATGGAAAGTATCCTTTTCATCTAGGAAAAGAATTTCTAATTGGATATAAGAAATTGTTTAACAAACGTTTAGAATTAAAACCTTTTGCAAAAAAAGATAAAAGAATAGCAGGAATAGTAGGTGCCTTAAAACTTGCTGTCAATTCTGTTTATGGTAAATCTTCTGATATGCAAAGTTGGATTTATGATAGACAACTCACCATGTTTACAACTATTACAGGTGAACTTAGTTTGATGATGCTTATAGAGCAATATGAAACAAATGGTATACAAGTAATATCTGCAAATACAGATGGTGTAACTATCAAAATCAAAAAGGATTTAATTCCAAAAATGCATGAGATAAACAAATGGTGGTCAGAGTTAACAAAATATGAATTAGAACGTACAGATTACAGTAAAATTGTATTCAGTACAGTAAATGATTATTTAGCAATTAAAACTAACGGTGAGGTTAAAAAGAAAGGTGATTTTCTTACAGATTACGAATTACACAAAAATAAATCTAAAAGAATTGTACCAATAGCTTTAGAACAATATTATGTAAATAATATACCGGTAGAAACAACTATAAATAATCACAAAAACATATTTGATTTTTGTGCAAGACAAAAAGCATCAAGAGATTTTCATTATGAAGGCTATAACGGAGGTAAACGTACAAATGTATACAATAAACTAATCCGATATTATATAGCAAATAATGGTGAGAAGATATTAAAAATCAAAAATCCAGAATGTCTTACAGATGCTCCACCAGTAACACAAGTAGAAGCAGGTAAATGGTTATGTCATGTTGTTAATGATATATCAAAATCAAAATTTGATAATATAAATCGAGAATATTATATTCAAGAAGCATATAAAATCATTAATAAAATAGAACACAAAGGTTTAAAAGTTAAACAAAAAATAGAAAATCAACTAACACTTTTTTAACATGGAAACAAGTACAATAGTTACAATTTGGTTAACATTAGGACTTTCAGCCATTACTATTTTATTAGTAAGAGTAATCATTGAAAGCACTAAAGATTACAATAAACAAGAAGATAGAATGTTTGCAATAGGAGTAATGTTTGTAATATTTGGTATTTTTGGATTCTCATATTTTTTACTTCAAATTATAAAAGCAGTATTTGGTTATGGCTGGTTCTAATAAACAAAGAGAAGAATTAGCAAAGAATTTAGTAAGTCTTTCCATGGAAATTATTGGAAAGACTTACGATGATGCTATGAATACACCAGAATTCTGGTTAGTTTACAGATTTACACCAATTCAATTTCTCAGATATAGAACAAAAGCAATGTTTCTAATACGTAAAACTTTAAAATGTAATAAGAAAAAAGCTGAGTTTGTATTTGATAGATTTGAATACAATTTAAAAGTGGAATGATAAATTATATATTATTAGGACAAACTGCTATCAAATCTTATATAACAGGCAACGTAGCTAAATGTAAAGAGTTGTTAAAAGACAATGATGCAAGTATAGTAACATGGAATTCTGAAACACAATCACTAACAAATTTGTTAGATACATTGTATGATTGGGATGCCTTTTTAGAAATCTCTGAAGAAGAATATAAAAAACTAAAAGAATGAAAGATATACCTCTATTTATTATCCTTGCAATACTTGCAAGATTCAATGTATTATTAGGACCTTATTGGTCTAATTTTTCAGCACTCGGAGCATTGATAATGTTCATAGGAACTTATAAATCTGTAAAAGAAGGCATGTTGTTATCTTTAATGGTAATATTCATTTCTAACTTGGTCGTTAACTTTTACTATTTTGAAGAAATAGGTGTGAAATTTTATTTACATAATATAGCATTAATTTCTTTTTATTTAGTAGCTTTGTTAAAAATTAATACAGGTTATAAAATTATACTAAGTTCTTTGACATTTTTTATATTTTCTAATTTTATAGTATTCCTTGAAGGAGATTTATATCCTCCTACATTAATAGGTCTAAAAGCGTGTTACATATTAGCTCTACCTTATTTATCTAATACATTCTTTAGTCAACTTATATTTACATATATTCTATCATTTTTACAATCCAATAAATTAGTAACAAACTAATATTTAAACGGTCAAAGATTAAAATCATGTCATGACTACACACATTGTAAAATTATAAGCAATATGGATAAATATTCAGAAAGATTACAAGTATTAGAATCACTTGGTTTTATAAAAGAAAAAGGATGTATAACTAATGGTACATATGCGTTTCTATATCATCAAATAGATACATCTGAAATTACAGATGAGCAATTTGCAGAGTTTGTTGATGTTGTCAAAAAATCAAAACAATCAAATGGAAAAACAAATTAAAAAATTTAAAGTGCCATATCATTTGGAATGGATTTTCGGTGTTTCTATAGAACAAATACGAAAAGATTTAGACGAGTTAGAGAAACTTGGTGTAACAGAAATTTATATAGAATCATTAGAAAACTGGGGATGTTCATCAGTATTAATAGAAGCATATGCTGAAAGAGAAGAAACTGATTTAGAGTATGAGAATCGTATCAATAAAGAAACATATATACAAGAAAAAATTAAAGTTTTAGAGTTAAAACGATTAGAAGAACTCAAACTAAAATACGGTTTGTAGTTTGATAAATAAAAATAGTCAGGTGGCGGAATATAGACGCTTAAAGAAAGCCTAAGTGGTGGGTGTAAGTCCCTTAATGGTGTAAACTTCGTACAGGTTTAAATCCTGTTCTGACTACAAAAGATTAACTAAAGTAAAAAGCTCTGTTCTGACTCTTAACTGAGAGGTTCAAAGTATAATTATATTAGAAGGCAGGTGAAGCTCCTGAATGGTTAATCTTTTGAAATATAGTCAGGTAGAGTAAAAGTAACTCGTTGGTGAGCTGAAAAGCAAAAGACAAAGCAATAGGGGCAGTACCTATCATGGCTACGAAAGTGGTTTAATTCCACAAACCCATATAGTACAGAAGTGTCGATACTTCTATCAGCCTTAGAGGTACGAAAGGTGTCCATTGGTGGAGTACTTTGTATGGTGACAGCTCGGAAAGACGAGCAAATATAGTCAGGTGGCGGAATTGGTAGACGCACACACTTGTTAAAGAGATTACCCTTAGAATTTAGAAAAGGTCGCTATAAAGCCTCTATACCACCGAAATGGGTTCCGAAAGTAAGTAGGAAATTAAATGGGTACGCGGGGAGTGCCACTATAATAAAGGTGATTTAGACGTAAATACAGGTTCGAATCCTGTCCTGACTACTAATTAAATTCATAATAGTAAAACAAATGATCAAAGAAGTCGGTAAATACACATATGGTGTTGAAAATATAATAATATATCATTGGGGAGAAGGTAAATGTGTATCAATTGGTTCATTTTGTTCTATAGCAACCAATATTAAAATACTTTTAGGAGGTAATCATAGAGTTGATTGGGGAACTACATATCCATTTGGGCATATGAATACTAATGTATTTAACACTTTTAATGGAGAAGGACATCCTAAAACAAATGGTGATGTAATAATTGGAAATGATGTTTGGATTGGACAAGATACAACAATAATGTCTGGTATCAAAATAGGTGATGGTGCAGTAATTGCTTGCAATTCTCATATTATTAAAGATGTTGAACCTTATAGTATAGTTGGTGGTAATCCTGCTAAATTTATAAAATACAGATTTGATAAAGAAACTATTGAAAAATTATTAAACTTAAAATGGTGGAATTTATCAGAAGAAAAAATAAATGAGATTTTACCATATTTATGTTCAAATGATTTTACTAAAATATTTGACAGCAATTTAAACAATTCTTAATATATTTTTTAAATTAATAAAAGTGTATAATTCATAAACTAAATAAAAAACTATGGAAGGAAGTAACACAATCAGAGAATTAACATTTGGAGAAAAATTAGTAGGATTGACATTTAATCCATCAGGAGATCCAAACGTACAACGAGCAAAAGAACTTTGTGCTGAATTAGCAGATTTGCTAAATCAAAATGCAGACCCTCATGTTGAGAGACCTCTATGTAGATTATTGTTTGATAAAGCGATTGGAGATATTTTAGATGCACAAATGAATGTTGTTAAAGTTTTAACTTTTAAATATTAAATTCTTCAAATTATGCAAAAAATAATGATTAGTCAACCTATGAATGGTTTGACAGACGAGCAAATTACAGAAACAAGAAATAGATTCTTAGAATATGCTAAAAAACAAGGATTAACAGTTGTAAATACATATTTTAGAGATGAGTATTATTCAAAAGAATCTGTAACTCAAAGAGGTGTTGTTCAAATACCTGTGTCCTTTTTATCAAAAGCAATTGAAAAAATGAGTTTATGTCATAAAGTTTATTTTGCAAAAGGTTGGGAAAATGCAAGAGGGTGTAAAATTGAACATGAAATTGCAAAACAGTATGGTTTAGAAATTATTTACGAAGAATAATTTAAGATTTACTACGTGGCGGAATTGGTTAGACGCAGAGAGATGTCTAAGGTTGGTATCATTCATCTTGTCCAATTGCAGGTTCGAATCCTGTCGTAGTAACAAATGTGATTAGTTTAGTATTTGTGAGATAGATTAAAAATAAAAAGCACTCCATATTGAGAGTGCTTTTATTTAACCTTTAACCTAACTTTCTAAACAACTCATGAAAAAATTATCAATTACAATTATAAAGAGTGTGGATTCTTCTACACATATCTTCCCTCAATCCACATTACAAAGATAGTAATAAATTTTTAAAATACAATCAATATTATTATGGTAATCAATAAAACTTATAACACTGTATGGCAAAATAAAAAAAATGTTAAGTACAAACTGTTATCTATACATGGTAACAGGGTTAAACTAGTATCCATATTTGGAGGAAAAGAATTTTTTGCAAACATTAACGATTTAATACATGATAACTAACGAAAAACTACCGAATCTAAAGAAGTTTGAAGTTAATTTTTGGATTAGACCAAAAGCTAATGAAGAGTGGAAATCAAAAATAGAAATTGTTTATACAGATGAATCTATTGATAAGATTAAAGAATATTATTTAAACAAAGGTTCATTTGGTAAAATATCTGTAAACAGTATAAAAGAGCTAAAAAAATGATAGAAAATGAATTTGTAACATACGAGCAAGCAGTAGCCTTAAAGGGACTAGGTTTTGATGAAATGTGTTTTGGAGGATACGATAAAGAAGATGGTGTATTATTAGTAGGATACGATACTTATGCTTATGAACATTTTAATAGAGATTTTTATATTCCTGCTCCACTTAAACAACAAGCGTTTAAGTTTATTAGGGAAAAATATAATATTTACTGCAAAATAGAACGTGAATTTGGAATAAATGAAAGGAAACTCAATTATGTAGGTATTTATTTTAAAGGTAGCGAAAGAGGTAATAGTCCAAAAAATACAATTGTTGGAAGACATACATTTGAAGAAGCTGAAAGTAAACTAATTGACAAACTTATAGAAATAGCTAAAAAAAACAATGAAAAACATACACGTAATACCAACAGATAAACCAAGTAGATTAGGTTATTTAACTAAAAAAGGCAAGGAAGTGTATAAAGATTTAAGATTATTTGATATACCAATATCTACTATTTTAGATGGTGAGAATCAAAACATCTACATCACTTCTGATGAAGATATTGAAATAGGTAAATATTACTTATGTAAATTAAGTATGAAGCCTAAAAAATGTATTGGAGATGAATATTTTAACAATATTGACGAAAAGAAAATAATTTTAACAACAGACCAATCTTTAATTGAAGATGGTATTCAGGCTATTGATGATGAATTTCTTGAATGGTTTGTTAAGAATCCAAGTTGTGAGAGGGTTGAAGTTAAACCCTTGCTATCTAATAATGGTAGAGTATTTTATGGTTACATAATCATCATTCCACAAGAAGAACCTAAACAAGAAACACTTGAAGAAGCTGCTTGTAATGCATTAGGATATGATTATAATAATTGGATTAAAATACACTCTAAAGATAAATCTACAGCTATATACAACGAAGTAACTGCTTGGTGCAAAGGTGCTAAATGGCAAGCAGAAAGAATGTATAGTGAGAAAGAAATGTTATTAGCTTTTGAAACAGGTAGAAATTATCAATTAACAGGTGAAAACAATTTTAAAGAACTAATCGAACAATTAAACAAGAAATAAGATATGAATCAGACAGCAGTAGAGTGGCTAGTTGAAGAATTAACTAGACTTGGACATAATTTTAAATTATATTCAAAAGAGATTGAAAAAGCCAAATAAATAGAGAAGCAACAGATTATTGATGCTTATAATGATGGAAACTATGCTTATGGTATGGGAATAAAAGAACCTGAAGAATACTACAACGAAACATTTAAACAAAACAACTAACATTTAGTGTAAGTTAAAATTTCATAAACCTATTAACAAAAACCTATGGAAAGAGATAAAAAACTTTCGTATATTATTAAATCTGTACGTAAAAATGGAATTGATATAAAATTACATAATGACGTTTTATTACATATTGATAAAAACAAACACAGAATTTTAATAAAATACATTTCTTTAAAAGGTATTTATGTTCATGAATGTTTACAATCTTCAGTGGATGCTGTATATTTTGTAAAATATGATAAATTACAAGATAACGTCATCAATCGCATTGCTACAGCAGTTAAAAAACAAAAAGCTTTCAACAAAAAAATTGAAGAAATGTCACAATCAGATTCAACAAAAAACCAAATCAAAGAAGAGTTAAATAGAATGTTTACTCTAATAGATGGTACTAAACTTAAAACAGATGAAGAAATTAACCATATTATTGCTATGTACGAAGAATATAAGTCTCTTATAGCAAGCACTGAATTAGGAATTATTGGTTTTTTGGAAACTATTGAAAATTATAAAAAAATTCAAACGTATTTTAATTGGCATGATTCAAAGATTTTTATTCATTTATTGAAATTAAATTATGACACCAAGACAAAAGGCAATTGAGCTAGTAAATAAATTTAGCAATGTTGGATTGCAACAAAAAAACGAAAGTATAACTTGTGCATTAATAGCAGTAGATGAATTAATGCATCAAGCAGAAAATTTATATCATAATGAAGATATCATTAAAGGTGCAAAATTGTATTTACAAGAAGTTAAACAAGAACTTTTGAACAATTTAAGAAATAAAAATTACATAGGAAGAAAAATCAAAGGGTTCAAGTTTGAACATAATACAGATACTATTGTCTGGAATAGTCGTAAAGAAAAATATATTGGTAAAATAGGATTAATAGTTAATGAATATGCACAATTTGTCAAAGTGAAATTTGACAGTAAACAATTGGTTTATTATCCTATTTCAATGGTGGAAGAAAATTTATTATCAGAAGAACCTAAATTACCTAAAAAAGGATAAGAAATCTTAGTTTCTAATCTTGGAGAAGAATGGACAAAAGCAATATTTTTATCTTATATTGAAGATGCCATGTTTCCTATAAGTTGTGTTAAATATGGTTATGAAGAAAAATTTAGAAAAGGTAAAAAAGTACCTAGATTAAATTGGAGTGTTTGGAAACCAATTGATAGAAGTGAAAACGATTAATTAACTGAGAATGCTCTGCTTTTGGCAATACCTTGTTAGGTGCAGTGCTTCTCACAAACTCAAATAAAATGGATAAAGAAATTAAAAAAATAGTAGATGCAATTAAAATTAATGTTGAGATTGCAAAAGTAGATGGTAAACCATTGATTGCAGAAGTTTCAATGAACGATAAATCAAAAGAATATATCGCTGATTTGATACTACAATATGGGGTAAAACGATATAAACAAGGTGTAGCTGAAAGTCTTGGTGATGGTATTTAGCATTGCACCTAACGATTTGGGTATTGCCGAAGGCAGGGATTTAGAAGCAGAAAGTTCCACCCTTGCACAAATGCCCAATAGAAGTACAAATGATTAATTAATCGAGAATGCCCTGCTTTTGACAATACCTTGTTAGCAGCAGTAACGGATTAAAAAATGGAACAGTCAAAACAAGAAAAAGAAATTTATGATTTAGCAGAACTTTTGATGCAGTCTGAAAACTTAGAGGCAAGTGCAATTATCCTTCGTGATTTTGCTGAGAAGTGTTATCAAGAAGGTGCGGTAGATGCTCAAAATGATGCAGCAAAAGAAATACGTGAACACTATGTCGAAGGTGGTCGGTAGTTATTGCTGCTAACGTATCGGGGCTTTGCGTAGTAGCCCTTAGTAGAAACTTAAAATTAACCACGACACTTGATAAGGCTATTACGCAAAACCCTTGTTATGTGCCGTTAATTATTGAAAAATGTATAAACGAAAGACAAAAGAAAAGTTTTTTATAGGTCATCAAGTAGGATTTGATGGTAAGAAAGAAATTATGCAATGGAACTTTGAAACAGAATTGGATTGTGATAAAAAACTTTATGAATTAAATGCTAAACAGAAAGCAAGTGAAGACAATCCAATACTTGACCCATTCAGTCAATTCAATAGATGGTGGAAAGTTCGCAAACGTGTCGCTATTTAATGGCACATAACACCGAAATAAACGAAAGTTATACAAAACCGAGCTGGAGCGGTTACTCCAGCCTTTTCAGTATGGGATATTCATTTTATATAGCAAGTAAAGAAAAGACGATTAGTCAATATGAGCAATCTACCGTCATTTAAGTATAAAGGAATGATATTTCACAACATTAAAGATAATTTATTTCAAACAGATAAATTTGGGGATAAGTTGATATATAAACTTGTAGATGGTAAATATCATTTAATTAAAGATGAACGTTTGAGCACTACTTTTGGAACTGAAGAGGTTTGTAAAAATCCTAATAGCATTTCAGCTGATGAGTATTGGTGGAAGTAATATTTTAATAAAAAAATAAATAAAATGAAAAACAGTGTAGAGTTAATTGATTACATGGGTGGAGATAAACTTCACTCTTTAGCTGCATGGGCATCAACTTTTGCAGAATTTGATTTAGATTTACCAGATAACATTGAAAATAGAGTAGATGTTATAGTGAATCATATTATCAATAATGGCAAAAAGAAACGAAGTATTCAAGATTTATTAGCTTATTTGGCTGAAAATGAGCATACAAGTCCTTTTAGATTTAGTTCATTTGTATTTGCTTGTAATACAGATATTGCAACGCATATTCAGAAATTGAAACATAGGGTTATTCTTGAAGCAGAAAATGGTGAATCAGCTAGGTATAAAGAATTAAAAGAAGATAAGTTTTATTTACCAGAAGATTGGAAGTTTCTTAAAACAAAAAATAAAGAAGTTGTTAATAAATTTGGTACTGATACTTGGATTGAAATATTAGAAGAATATACAAATCTTGGTAATTTTTTATATCACGAAAGTATAAAAGATTTAACTCCAATATTAGGTAAAAAAAGAACAAAAGAATCAGCTAGATATTTTAAAACTTACAATAGTCAAATTAATACATTAAACAAAGTTTCATTTGATGGATTGATGCAGTTTTATTTCAAAAGACATAATCCTGAAATTGCACAAGTTGAAATAGCAGAATTAGCTATGGATATGCTTAATGCTGTTATTTCTATACCGGGAAATCCTTTTAAATATTCAATCAAAGCATTTATTCATTGATATTACTTATGGTTAGTTAAACAATCCATTTTTATATAGATTATTGAAAATTACTTTTTGATGTTATCTGTATAAGAATGGATTATTTTTATTCATAAACTTAAACTTTCAAACTAAAATGAACATTGGAAACATCTACAAAATGATTGACTATCTTGAAAAATCTGTACCTGATAATAGATTTAATATGGTATGTTATAGAACCGCAAATGCAGATAGAGTAAATCATGAATGTAAATCATTTGGTTGTATAATAGGACATTGTACAATTTTAGATAAAAATTTTGAAAATCCAAGTTATTTTAGAGAACCTGTATTAAAGGGAATTCTATTTTACAGCTGGTCAATAGAATTTACAGATATTCTAATTGATGAAATTTGGGAATGGTGTTTTTCTGAAAATTGGTGGCTTATTGATAACACAAAAAAAGGTGCTATTAATAGATTAAAATATTTGATGAAAATTAGAGAAACATCTAAAGATGATGAAGAATGTCATGAAAAATTAATTTCTAGTATAAAAGGATTAGGTGACTTAACATTTAATGATTTCCTAGAACATTTTGATGATGAATATGATACAGAAATTTGGATTGATGAAGAAAATCGTTTAGAATTTAAAAATTGGTATAAAACTGAAATATTAAATTTAAACAATTAAATTAAATAACATGGAAACAGTGTTTAAAACTGGAGACAGAGTATATGAAGGAGTAAGGTTTCAATCTTGGGGGACTGTTACAGAAACTGAGAAAGGTACATTTTTTTCTATCATTATTCAGTTTGATAATTTAGATAATGCTATATCTTTTACATTAGATGGTAGATATAAATCGAATGAACCTCCAACACTATCATTCACTGAGTACGATTTAGTAAAAGGAGGTTTTACTCAAGAAAGACCTGAAATACTACCTGAAAAAGGCGATATTGTTTGGGTGAGAGATAGTGAAGATGAAGCTTGGAAAATAGTTCATTTCATCCAAAAAATTCAAAAAAGTACGCAGCATTATTTTGAATGTTCTAATTATTCAAATTTAACAGAAATTTTTTATTATAAATTTATGACTACTAAAAATCCTTTTAAAAATGAAAGCAATTGATTATAATAAATTATTTAGTTACAATCCTACAAAGTTAGGAGAAATGACAAATTCAATAGAACAGCTAGTTGAATTTTATGAAGATCCTATTTTAGGAGATTCTTCTCCAGTTATAGCTATCAATCAATCAAAATTAGCAGCTGTAATTACTGATTTCTACGATTTAGATGATATGTGTAATACTAACCATAATGAATATGAAATATGGTGGGATGAAAATAATATTGCTCACTGTGGACATCAGTAGGTATGTAGTGTGGTTATTTGTAAAATTTTCAACAATAAAAATGTAAAAATATGTTAAATTCAATCAATGTTCTAAATGAATTAATAGCTGAACATCCTATTTTAATAAAAGCTAATCCTTTCGATATTTCTTTACGTAAAGATTCTTGTACAATCTTATTTGAATATAATCCAGTATTAGAACATTTTATAAAAGAGTTTGGAAATACTATTAATGTAGAATTAAAGAATCGTTGGGTTATTTCTCTTTCGAAATTTAATGGTATTACTATTGATATCACCTTAACAAAAGTACCTATGGAAGTTTTAAATAAGTACACTAAATAAATGTATGAAATTAAAACAGTTCTAATTATTTTTGTTAACTTTAACGTTCAATTATGAGAGATTTAATCAACGAAGATTGGGAAAGAGAAAGTTTAAAAGATCAAATGTTTTTATTGGAAGAACATATGATTGAACAATCAAATGATGTTTGTAAAATAGAAATCCAAAATGATAAATTTTTAGAAAATGCAAGAATTAGAACTTTTCCATTTCATAGAGATTCAGAAGAACGGACTAACGTTAGATATGATTTTCTTGCTTAAATTAGCGGAAAAAGGTCATATAATTTCTGATATCTGTAAAAATGATGCTAAGTTGAGCATCGTATACCAAGGAGTTTTAAGAAAAGGTTTATTAACAGAGAGTAATAAAATTACTAGTACTGGTAAAAATTTATTAAACTTTTTGAAGGAGAAAGCTCCTAAAGAAAAGTTTACAAGAACTAAAATTGATGATTCAAGTTTTGAATCTTGGTGGAAGATTTATCCCGGTACTGATAATTTTACAATGAATGGTGTTACTTTTTCAGGAACCAGAACTTTACGTAAAGATAAAGAAAATTGTAGATTGAAATTCAATGCTATTTTATCTGAAGGTGAATATTCTTCTGAAGATTTAATTAAAGCTTTAGAGTATGAAGTTAATTTAAAAAAGAAAGAATCTGTAAGAACTAGAATTAACAAAATGACATTTCTTCAGAATAGTCTAACTTATTTAAATCAACGAAGTTTTGAACCATATATAGAACTTTCTAAAGATTTTCAAGCAAAAGAAGAACAAGAACAAGTAATTTTAAAGAAAGGTGTAAGTATATGAATTTTGATGAATTAAACAAAGTTGTAGTTGAAGGTATGCAAGGTAAGAATGGTGGAATACCTATGGGATTCAATAGATTGAATAATTACATAGGTATTCGTAAATCCATATACACTCTTATCGGTGGTTTAACAGGTTCCGGAAAAACATCTTTTGTAGATGATGCTTTTGTTTTAAATCCATATGATTGGTATTTATCACAAGAAGGTAAATCTTCTGGAAGAAAACTTAGAATAATTTATAGGTCTATGGAAAGAAATAGAAACTATAAATTAAGTAAGTGGTTAAGTAGAAAGATATTTTTGGATACAGGTATAATCATACCTATATCCAAATTACTTGGTTGGAAAGATAAATTAACAAAAGATGAGCATGATATATTTCTTACATATAAAGATTACATCAATAATATGTCAGAAGTTATTACCATTATAGATGGTCCAGAAAATGCTGTAGGTATTGCTAAACATATTAAAGAAATTGCATTAGAAAATGGTAGAATTGAACAATTAGACCAGTATAATAAAATATACGTACCTAATGATGAAAATTTAATAACTTTAGTAATAGTAGATCACGTAGGTTTGATTAAAACTACAAAAGATCAACCTACTAAAAAAGCAGCTATTGATAAAATGAGTGATGAACTCAGATATGCAAGAGATTTCTTTTCATTTTCTCCTGTAGTAATAAGTCAGTTTAATAGAGATATTGCTAATCCTATAAGAATAAAAAATGGTGATGTAGAACCTCAATTAGAGGATTAAGGTATAATTATTTTATACAATGTTTGGATCTAAGTATCCTTTTTATTATCTTTATAAAAAATTAAAAGATATGAGAAAGTTAAGTTTTGATCCAGAAAAATTTAAGGAGCTTTATGCTCAAGGAATGAATGATAGAGAAATAGCATCTGTGCTTAGTTGTAAAGATTCTTCTATCCAGTCTTATAGAAAGAAAAATAATATTCCTTCTAACTTTATATATCAGTGTAAAATAGAAGATAAATTAGAAGAAATTAAATTACTTAAAGAACAAGGTTTAGGAAACAGAAAAATTTCTGAAAAATTAAATATACCAAGAACTTCTTTAATGTATTTATTTAGAAAATATTCTCTTAAAAATATAGAATATAAACCTAAATATGCCAATTTGAATTATTTTCAAAAAAGTGCATTAATTGGTTCTCTTTTAGGGGATAGTTCAATAAGTAAAAATTTTATTCT